GTGATGGAAATATTAAATATGGAGTACTGGATAGCTCTTTATGGCATAAGCGTGGCGATACAGGTCCAAGCCTTGCGGAGCAAATGATTATAAAAGGGTGTAGATGGCGTCCTTCTGATAGATCAAAGGGATCAAGAGTATCGGGAAAAAATGAAATACATAGACGATTACAGGTAGACGAATTTACAGAAGAACCTAGATTAGTATTTTTTAATAGTTGTACAGAAATGATATCACAGTTACCTGCGATACCATTAGATAAAAAGAATCCAGAAGATGTTGATACAAACTCAGAAGACCACTTGTATGATGCTTTAAGATATGGTATAATGTCAAGACCTCGTTTTAGTGTATTTGATTACGACCCTATGGGTAGACCTTCTACAGGTATGAGAATAGCAGACGCAACATTTGGATATTAAGGAAAAATAAATGGCAGAAGATAACGAAGTATTTATTGAGGACGATGCAATAGCCCTTGAGGATACAGAAAATTCTACAGAAGAAGATACAGATACATCTAATATAATTCCATTTGTTATGCAACGGTATAGTCGTGCAGAGGACTATCGTAGACAAGATGAAGAACGTTGGTTAAGAGCTTATCGTAACTATCGTGGTATATATGGTCCTGATGTACAATTTACAGAGGCAGAAAAATCTCGTGTATTTATTAAGGTGACCAAAACTAAAACACTTGCAGCTTATGGTCAAATTGTAGATGTACTGTTTGCAAAAAATAATTTTCCATTAACAGTTGATCCTACAGAACTTCCAGAAGGTGTAGTTGAAAATGTCTCTTTTGATCCTGCTTTGCCTAAAGAATTACAAGAAGATAAAAAGAAAGATCCAATATCGCCTTATGGTTTTGCAGGTGACGGTAGAGAAATACCTAAAGGTGCTACGGCTAAAACTTTAGAAGAATTATTAAATCCAGAGTTAGTTGAAAAGTTAGATTCAATTGAAGGTGTTAAAGAAGGTGTTGGTGGTACACCTACATCTATTACATTTAGTCCTGCTATGATTGCAGCAAAGAAAATGCAAAAGAAAATACAAGATCAACTTGATGAGTCTTCTGCATCTAAACATTTACGAAGCACTTCTTTTGAAATGGCGTTGTTTGGTACAGGTGTAATGAAAGGACCATTTGCTGTAGATAAAGAATATCCTAGTTGGGATGATGAAACAGGTGAGTACTCTCCTACATTTAAAACTGTACCACAGGTATCTCATGTATCTGTATGGAATTTTTATCCTGATCCTGATGCTAATAATATAGATGAAGCTCAATATGTAATAGAACGACATAAATTATCACGTTCACAAATGCGTAATTTAAAGAAACGTCCATACTTTCGTGCAACAGTAATTGATGAAGCAATTGCTTTTGGAGAAAACTATAATAAAGAATATTGGGAAAATGATTTAGCTGACTATGCTCCTGAACATGGAGTAGATAGATTTGAGGTATTTGAATACTGGGGTATGTGTGACGTAGAAATGTTGCAAGAGCAAGGTGTAGACATACCAAAAGAATTATCACAAATGGATGAGCTACAAGCAAACATATGGATCTGTAATGGTAAACTTATTCGTATGGTTCTTAATCCATTTAAACCTGCTAAGATACCTTACATGGCTGCACCATATGAACTAAACCCATACTCATTCTTTGGTGTAGGTATTGCTGAAAACATGGACGATACACAAACATTAATGAACGGCTTTATGAGAATGGCTGTAGATAATGCTGTATTGTCAGGCAACCTATTAATAGAGGTAGATGAAACTAACTTAGTTCCAGGCCAAGACTTATCAGTATATCCTGGGAAAGTATTTAGGAGACAAGGTGGTGCTCCAGGGCAAGCTATCTTTGGAACTAAGTTCCCAAATGTTGCAGGTGAGAACTTGCAGCTATTTGATAAGGCACGAGTACTAGCTGACGAATCAACTGGCTTCCCTTCTTTTGCTCATGGGCAAACAGGTGTACAAGGTGTAGGTAGAACTGCCAGTGGCATTAGTATGCTAATGGGTGCAGCTAGTGGCACAATTAAAAATGTTATTAAAAATGTAGACGATTATTTATTACGTCCATTAGGAGAGGGGCTGTTTCAATTTAACATGCAGTTTGACTATGACCCTGAGATTAAAGGCGATCTAGAAGTCAAGGCACGTGGAACAGAATCTCTTATGGCTAACGAAGTACGTAGCCAAAGACTTATGCAATTTTTGCAAGTATCATCCAACCCTGCACTTGCACCATTTGCTAAGTTTCAATATATTATTCGTGAGATTGCAAAGTCTCTTGATCTTGATCCCGACAAGGTTACTAACAATATGAATGACGCTGCTATACAAGCTGAACTTATGAAGCAGTTTCAACAAGAACAACAAGCAGAACAGGGTGCTCCTGCAGGGGCTAACCCAATGGATACGTCAGGAGCAGGTGGTGGTAATGTAGGCGTAGGTCAAGCACCAACACCGCAAGAACAAGGATTTAGTGGAAATGCAGGACAGGGAGCACCTCAACAAGCTCAAGGGGTTGGTCAACAACCACTCCCAGTGGGATAACTTTGAAAAGTATTTAGATACTTTAATAAATGATCAACATCGAATAATGGAACAAACAGACAATGCTATTGTAATGCATAGAGCACAGGGTGCAGTATATCAATTACGTAGACTTAAATTACTTAGAGATGAGGTATTAAAAAATGTATGAAGAACAAATGGAAATGTTTAATGAAGGTGGATTAAGAGATGAAGGTAACTCTGTAGACCCTGTGTCTGGTAATGACGTACCTATTGGTTCTACTAAAGAAGAGGTACGTGACGATATACCTGCGATGCTAAGTGAAGGTGAGTTTGTTTTTCCTGCTGACGTTGTGCGTTATGTTGGGTTAGAAAGACTAATGCAGCTAAGACAAGAAGCTAAGATGGGTTTAAAACAAATGGAAGCTATGGGTCAGATGGGTAATAGTGAAGAAGCTACTATGCCTGATGATATGCCGTTTGGACCTGCTGATCTTGTTATATTAGGTAAACCTCAAGAAGACAAACCAAGAGAAATGAATCAGGGTGGTATTGCTACAGGTATAGGTGGATATCAACCATCTGTATTTCAAAATCAAGTGCCAATGACTGCAGGTTTTACACCTCCTAGTACAATAGCACCACCAACTCCTACACCTGCTCCTACAGGAGGATATATACCGTCTTTTGTATATAATGAAAGTATTCCTACTACAGTGTCTGGTGCGCCAGTTACTGCGGCTACACCACCTGTGCAATTTAGTGACGTGACTGGTCCTGTAGCACCCATTGAAACTGAATTTGTTCCAACAGCAGAAAAAGAATACTATGGTATACAATATATAAATGAAGCTACAGGAGAAATAAGAACCTTTTACTTTTATCAAGGTAATCCTGTTACACCTATTCCTGATGGTTTTGTACCATATAATCCACCTACAGAGGATGGTTCAGATGGTTCAGATGGTTCAGATGGCCCAGTTACAGGAAATGGTACAGATGGCCCACTTGGAGGCGCAGGAGTAGATACCACTAGTGTAAGAGGAGATGATCTTAGCGGTACTAAAAAACGTTTAGAGGACATGGTAAGAGATCAAGGTGGCAATAGATTAAGTCAAATAAGAAAAGATTTTGCCGAGGGAAATAAAGCAAAGGCAGAAAAAGATCTTGTAAGTTTATATTTACAAAATGAAAAAACAAAATCTTTGATGACAGCTTTAGGATTACTTAATCCTGTTGCTCTTGTAGGAAGAGGCTTTTCTCAGATATATGGTAAACAGTTAGAAAAATTAATGACAGAACAAGGAATTGAGATTCCTGAAATAGATGCAGGTTTTTTTGAAAATCTAAAAGGTGCAGTATCCGATATTACTGGAACAGGAGAAGCTCAATCAGAAGTATACAATTCTTTATATGATCCTTCAGACTCTCCATTAACTACAGTATCAGATGCTAAAAATATGTTAACAAGCAATGAAGCGAGAGCATATGACAATGCAGTTAAAACTGGTAACGCAAGAGTTGCAGAACACTATGAGATGATTAATAATAGATTAAATAAAATGAAAGACTATATGGAAGGTAAAGCAGTTAGTGGTTTATCTAAGTTTGACGAAGAACAAGCAGAAAAAATGTTTAAAGACGGAGTAAAAGGTTTAGATACACAAACTAAAGCTGCATTTCGTAGCGGAATAAGTGGTGATGACCCATATGATGAGTTCGGTTCTGCTCCTAGCGGAATAAGTAGTGATGACCCATATGATGAGTTCGGTTCTACTTCTACACGATATATTCCTGAAGATCCAAATATACCTTCAACATTAGAATCAAGAAAAAATGTTAGTGCATTAAGAGATAGAATAGAAAGAGAAAAAAGTTTTGATACTGATATGAGAGATAGATCTTTAGCTTCTGCTAGATCAGCAAAAGATGAAGGTTTTGATTTAGCAAAGTATGGCAGAGCCTATTCAGAAATGGGAGCAAAGATAGATGCTAGACTTGGTAAAAAAGATCCTGATGCTCTTGATCCAAGAGGACCAGATCAAAGAGGACCAACAGCACAACAAACAGAAGATATAATAGAACAACAAAGAGCAGCAGCAAAAGAAGCAGCAAGAAAAGCATCTAGAGATAGACGTAAAAAGAAAAAAACAGCAGATGATGCACGTAAGGCTGCAACAAAAGCGGTAAAAGAACAGCAAGCTGCAGGAAGAACTGAATCAATACAACAAAAAATTAAAAGAGGTAGCGGTTTCAAGAAAGGTGGACTTGCAAGCCGTAAATAATAATTATTCACCAATATGACTAGCTACCCATCCCCCATCCAACATGGCTACGGTGGCCCTAGAAAGAAAGAACTATAATGAATACTACTGCTGTAGAGGGAGAAGTAACCACTCCTAAAAAGGTTGCATTTGTAGATAGAAAAAGTGCTAACTCAGAGCGTATAGAAAAAGACGAGAAAGAACTAAAAGAGTTACTTGAAGAAAAAGAAAAAGTACCAGAGGTAGAGGCGCAAGAGCCTGAACCTACTAATGCAGAAGAAAAAAGTTTTAAGAAACGATATGGTGATTTACGCAGACACCAACAAACAAAAGAAAAAGAATATGAAAATCGTATTAAAACTTTAGAAGAACAGTTAGCAGAGTCTACTAGAAGTGAGATTAAGCTACCAAAATCTGATGAAGACATTGAGGCTTGGGCAAAACAATATCCTGACGTAGCAGGTATAGTAGAAACGATTGCAATTAAAAAGGCACGTGAACAGTCAGAAGGATTAGAAGCACGTGTAAAAGAAATAGATGAAATGAAAACTGCTGCTGAACGAGAAAAAGCAGAAGTAGAACTTATGAAAGCTCATCCTGATTTTGGTGAAATAAGAGATAGTGACGAGTTCCATAACTGGGCAGAAGAACAGCCTAAGTGGGTGCAAGAGGCACTATATGAAAATGACACTGATGCTCGTTCTGCAAGTAGAGCAATTGACCTATATAAAGCAGATATGAATATCACATCAAAAAAACCAGAGAGCAATAAAGACGCTGCACGATCAGTAGATAGTCGCAGCAGTCGTGATGAACCTAAAGTAGATGGTAAAGAAGGTACATTCACAGAGTCACAAGTTGCGAAAATGACACCGCAACAATATGAAAAAGCTTCCGATCAAATTATGGAAGCTATAAGAACTGGCAAATTTATTTATGATATGTCTGGTTCTGCCCGATAATATACCATTGACAAATAAAAATAATATGGTATAACTATATGTATAATCATTATTAGCCGCATTTAAGCCTACCTAATAATTAATATACTATTCGATAGACTAAACAATACGTAAGACCTACCTGTCCAAGTATAGGCCCATAGAATTATCAGTAGGCCAACTGATAGTAATATGCACCCTAGAAAATGTACAGCCTCTATGTGATAATGTTTAGCTTACAATTAAGCCTAAACTTTATAGGAGGAACTATTATGGCTTTTCAATCAGCATCAGGTTACGGCAATTTACCTAATGGTAATTTCTCGCCAGTAATCTACTCCAAACAGGTACAACTTGCATTTCGCAAAGCTACCGTAGTAGGAGACATAACTAACTCTGATTATTTTGGGGAGATTTCTGCCCAAGGTGATACAGTGAAAATTATTAAGGAACCAGAAATTTCTGTGCAAGAGTACGCCAGAGGTACACAGGTTTCAGCACAAGACCTTGACGATGAGGATTTCTCACTCGTTATCGACAAAGCTAACTACTATGCTTTTAAGATGGACGATATAGAGGAAGCACACTCACACGTCAACTTTATGGACCTTGCATCTAATCGTGCAGCATACCGTTTGTCTGATCAATATGACCAAGAAGTTTTAGGTTATTTGTCAGGCTTTAAACAGTCTGCACTGCACAGTGTAGCAAGTGCAGCAAACACTACCGTAAATGGTACTAAAGCTGTAAGCACTGCAGGTTCAGACGAGCTATTGTCATCAATGAAGATTATTAAATCTTCTTTTGGTAACATTACAACGTCATCTGCAGGGGATCATTCTATCCCAGTAACTGCACGTATGCCTGGAGCTACATCTCTACCAACTGCAACTGTTTCACCTGCGATGGTTATATCACGCATGAAACGTTTGCTTGATCAACAACAAGTTGATACACAAGGTAGATGGCTTGTAGTTGACCCAGTGTTTATGGAAATCCTATCAGATGAAGACTCCAGATTTATGAATGGAGACTATGGTGAGTCTGGTGGACTACGTAATGGTCTTGTAATTAACAACTTTCATGGCTTTCGTTTGTATGTGTCATCAAACCTACCTGCTGTAGGTACTGGTGCAGGTACATCAGGAACAGCAAACCAAAACTCAAACTTTGGTGTGATTGTTGGTGGACATGAATCTGCTGTTGCAACTGCAGAGCAGATCAATAAGACAGAAACATATCGTGACCCTGACAGCTTTGCTGACATTGTTCGTGGTATGCATCTATACGGCAGAAAGATTCTTCGTCCTGAAGCAATCGTTACTGCTAAATATAACGCAGCGTAAGGGGGGATATAACTATGGCTACTTTTGACATGACCTCAAAAGCTACTGCAGGTGTCGATTCAGATACTATTGCGGCAGCTACCTCACGCCATGCAGCAATGGGAATGTACATGCGTGAAGCACGTCTTGACATTGCTAAAATGGTTGAAGACGGATACTCCTGTACCAATGGGGATATCTTTCAACTTCTAGAAATACCTGCTAATACATTAGTATTGTTTGCAGGTGCTGAAGTTGAGACTGCTTTTAACGGTACATCTCCAACTGTGGATATTGATTTCGCAGCAGGTGATGACATCGTTGACGGTGGTGACGTTAGTTCTGCAGGTTTCTTAGCAAGTGGAACAAACGGTCAAAGTATGGTGGTAAATACTGCAGCAGCAGATACATTTACAGCACACGTGACAACTACAGATACAATTGACGTTAAGTTAATTGCTTCATCTGCAGATGTTACATCTGGTATCTTACGTGTCATGGCTTGTTGCATTGACACAGGTGCTAGAGGACGTGTAGCACCTACTGAAGTAGATCGTGATCTACTAGCATAAACTTTAGGGGCTGCTAATAAAACGGTAGCCCCTTTACCATATCTAAGGAAACAACATGGCTTTGACATTTCTCTCATTAACAAATGATGTAATTACACGTATGAATGAAGTAGCACTTACTTCTACTACTTTTGCTAATGCTAGGGGCATACAAGTGCAATGTCAAAATGCAGTTAATGAATCTATCCGTTATATAAATCAAAGAGAATTTGGATATTCTTTTAATCATGCACAAAACTCCTCTACTTTAACTCCAGGTGTAGTTAGGTACAGCTTACCCTCAAGCACTAAATCAGTTGACTACAATACAGCAAGAATTAAAAAAGATACTGATCTTAATGTAACAGGTAATAATTTAACACCACTAAATTACAATGAGTATATTCAAAAAGAATATGCTAACCAAGAAGATGAAGTTACATCTACAACTTTAAATGGATCACACTCAAGTACTGTAACAACTCTTACCTTAACATCTACCACAGATTTTTCCGCAACAGGAAAAGTTTATATTGGTGGAGAGCAAGTAACCTACACAGGTATTTCAGGTAACGATATTACAGGCTGCACTAGAGGAGCTAATAGTACAACTGCTGCTACTCATGCAAGTGGTACAACAGTAACTCAGTTTGATAATGGTGGTGTTCCTAGAAACATAGTACGAACACCAGATAATAATTATTTACTATATCCTTTTCCAGACAAGCAGTATACACTAGTCTTTGATTATTTTACATTTCCATCTGATTTATCGGCACATGGAGATACCACAACTATCCCAGATAGATTTGGTCCTGTAATCGTAGATGGTGCTACTGCTTTTGTATATCAGTATCGTGGTGAAATGCAACAGTATCAATTAAACTTTGGTAGGTTTGAGCAGGGTATTAAAAATATGCAAAGTTTACTTATTAACAAATATGAGTATGTACGATCTACAGTGCTTATAACCCCTAGAGGTTCTGCTAACTTTATGGCAGGAGTTATTTCGTAATGCCAGATTATTCTCAAGTTCAACCTGCAGCGTTTAACTGTGAGGGTGGCTTAGTTTTAAATCGTTCTACCTTTTTAATGCAACCAGGAGAAGCATTAGAGTTAGAAAACTTTGAGCCTGACATTGAAGGTGGTTATAGGAGAATAAATGGTTTTCGTAAACATGTAAATCATCAAGTACCTCAAACATCTGACTCTGGCGAAAAGATATTGATGGTTGCTACCTTTGCAGATAAAATATTAGCAGCTAGAGGTGAAAAAATATTTAGTTCTGCATCTACTGAGCTTGCAGTTAAAATTGTTTCTAGTACAGGCATGACAGGTTCTGGAACTATAACGGTAGACTCTACTACAGGATTTTCTTCTAGTGGAACATTACAAATTAACAGTGAAATATTTACGTACACTGGTGTTACCTCTACTACTTTTACAGGAGTAACTCGTGCTGCGTCAAGTACAACTGCTGCTAATCATGCTCTTGACGATGTAGTGTCAGAGTCTTGGACTGAAAGAGATACTGGTAGAACTAGTGCAAGTAAATACAGTTTTGAAAGATATAACTTTGATGGTAACGAAAAAATTATTGTTGTTGATGGTACAAATGCCCCAACTATTTTTAACTCTTCTTTATCAGCGACAGATGTTAGTGAAAGTTCTGTAGCAGGTTCTACAATAGTAGTAGCTTTTAAATCTCATATGTTTTATGCAGGTAAGTCTACTACACCACAGACCTTAGTATTTAGTGAACCTTTTGACGAAGATGGTTTTCAATCAGGTGATGGTGCAGGAACTATTAAAGTAGATGATAATATTGTTGGACTAAAAGTATTTAGGGATTCTTTATTTATATTTTGTGAAAATAGAATATTTAAAATGACAGGATCTACTCTTAGTGACTTTGCTATACAACCAGTTACTAGAGACATTGGTTGTGTAAACAAAGATACTATACAGGAATTTGCAGGTGACTTATTATTCCTTGGTCCTGATGGACTTAGAACCGTTGCTGCTACTGCAAGAATTGGTGATACGGCTCTTGGTGCTATTACACAGAATGTGCAGTCTATATTTGATGCTAACATTAAAGACTCTACAGTATTTGATAGTGTAGTTATTCCAGATAAAACACAATACAGAATATTTTTTTCAAAAGCAGGACAAGGTGAAAACTTAACTAGAGGGATTGTTTGTGTTAGAAGAGCAGATAAGTTTGAGTTTTCTGAAATACGTGGGATAAAACCTGCAGCAACAGATGCTTTAGTTGTCGATGGAGATGTAAGAGTTATACATGGTGACTTTTCAGGATATGTTCATAGACAAGAAAAAGGCAACACCTTTGATGGCACAGCAATACTAGCTAGATACAGAAGCCCCGATTTAAGTTTTGGAGATACTGGTGTTAGAAAACACATGCAAAGAGTTATCCTTAATTTTAAACCCGAGTCAGCAATAGATGCAGATTTATTTGTTCGATATGATAATGAGGCTTCTGACTCAGCAAGACCTGCAGCATATGCTTTAGATAGTTCTCAAGTTGCGGCACAGTTTGGTTCTGCAACTTTTAGTACATCTAGTAGTGCCGCACAGTTTGTGTTTGGTGGTCCTTCACAGCCACTTGTAAGACAGTCAGTAGAAGGATCAGGTTTTTCTGTTGCATTAAGAATTAAAGATGGTGGCGAGACAGCACCATATTCCCTAAAAGGGTTTCAATTAGAATATCAAGTAGGAGCAAGACGTTAGATGGGTAATACATA